AGAGACCGACTACCCCTAAAAACAGCGGCCCTATCAGAAGAAGACTACCAGGCATTGCCGGATGCTCAAAAATCAGAATGGCAAAAAATAAAGGTACACCCTGGATGCTTGAAATGTCCGCTTGTGTCTGTGTGCAAGGGTAGACTGGCCGATAAGCCTGCTCACGCTATAAGTAGTAAGACAAGTCTTTATAAGCCTATCAAAGCTACGATAAAGAATTTTAACAGGCTTCCTCCAGACATGGGTGAGGCTCAGCTTATGTGCTGGAGACCTTCAACCAAGGGTCTAATATATCCAAGATTCGAACCTAATCAGAACGGAAACGTAGTATCGCTTGATAAAGCATGGGAGATATTGACAGGGGATAAAAAAGAAAATGTCACCATGACAGAATTCGTGATGAAGCTTCACGAGCTAGACTCTAACGTATATGCTGGGTTGGACTGGGGATACACGCATGAATCTACCATTGTGATAGTTGCGGTAACTGCTTCTGGATACAGTTTTGTCTTAGATACGTATGCAAGCCCAGGGTTAGAGCCTCACGACTTTGCGGAGATAGCTCTTACATACCAGACAAAATACGGCATCTATAAATGGTTCTGCGACCAAGCTGCTCCGGCAAATATCAAGACTTTTAAGAAAAAAGGCATGAGATGCCCTGACTTTAAAAAAGATGTGCTAGCTGGTATTGAAGCACTAAGAAGTCAGATAATAACCTCTGCAGGCGTTAGAAAATTTCTAGTCGTAGACACCCCCGAAAACCAGAAGCTGATACAGGGATTTAAGGTTCACCACTTCAAACTGGATATGGCAGGAAATCCAACCACAACCCCAGACGACGAGGAATACGCAGACGTTATGGATGCCCTCAGGTATTTTGCCCAGAACGTATTTAATGTGCCTAATTCTAAGCCTGTTATAGGCGTAAACGTAAAGCCTACCGAAGCGATACATAGAGCAGCCGCCTCTAATCCTCTTGATACCCAGGTGTCAAACCAGGTCAATACAGAGCTTATGAAGCAGGAGGTACAAAAAAGGGTAGACACGCCGACAGCCAAGCCGGATGATGATAATAATAAGAAGAAGCGTGTGTTTTGGGATATGTCGTAATGGCAATCTTATATAGGAATACTTTTTATCTGAATGAACCCAGGAGAACCATATAAAATGGGAAAACTCAATATTCTCGTATACTTAAACGCTTACAAGGATGCCAACGCATCAAATAACCCAAGCCTGAATAATTTCAAATGGACAAGAGAAGTTCAGGGTGTGGAAGCCGATAAGGCACAGAGTGTAGAATTTACACTATCCCCAGGAGAATCAAGGGTCCTTTTTAGCGGAGCAAGGGCGATACTGTCGGATAACACCACGGAATTCGCTTTTTCTTTAAAATCAGGCACAACCAACACCTATAAAATCTCCTATGTTTCAGGCCAGATCCCCGCGTTCAGGACCGGCAGGGCTATAGGCTCTGACGCCACAACCGTCGTTACCGTTACCACATCGGGCGCCCTAGCTACCTTCCAATCCACAGGCGGAACCATATATTCCATGTCCTCTGTTGTAGTTGGCGATGAGGTTAGTATAGGTACGGCGTTTGACGCAGCCAATCGTGGCAGGTTTAAGGTTTTAGCAAAAACAGCGGACAGTTTTACGGTAGAAAATACAAGCGCCGTCGCAGAGTCTGCTGTGGTTTTGGGGCCTACTTTTGCAGATGAGGTGCGTATATACTCTGCTTCTGGTGTTCAGGTAGGAGACAAGATTAAACTTGGCTCTGGTTTCAATCTTCTTAACCAGGCAACCTATGAAGTTACAGGTGTTCAGGATAATCTAGTAGAGTTCTTTTCTGCCTCCACGCTTCCACCAGAGCCCTCTGTCACAGGACCTGACGTTACAATATATTCATCAGCCAAAAAGGTCATGTATCTTGAAACAAATAAAAAGGTTGGTATTGAAATCAATGGACAGCAAGAATCAGGACTGGAACCGTTTATCGAAGGGAACAACTCACTACCTGGAGTTCTCCTAAAAAGATCCACGATGTGGAGCGTAGAGGTTACTAACGAATCGACAGATATGGCAACCCTTTATTTTGCAAGCGTTGAGTAGGACATGTACGAGAGAAAGTGGTCACAGGAAAGCATAGAACAGGAAGCTGCCAAATACGGCACTTTTTGCGAATGGAGAAAAAAATCTCCTTCTAGCTACGTTACCGCTTCAAGACTTGGGATGCTCAAATCATTTGTCGATAAGCTAAAAAGACAAAGAAACAAATGGACTAAAGAAAATGTTCTTTTAGACGCATTGCTATATACGTCGAAAACAGAGTGGAGAAAAAACTCCACGGCTTACCAGATTGCACACAAAAATGGTTGGATGAAAGAAGCTTGTCTTCACATGAAGAAGGCATCCGCTCACAATAAACTTTGGTTCAAAGAGAGTATACTAAAAGAGGCTAAAAAATTTTCGTCCAAAAAAGAATGGCGATTAAAATCAATGTCATCCTATCAAGCCGCACAAAGACTTGGATTATTGGATATGGCTTCTGCCCATATGGAACTATTAAACAGGCCTAGGTGGGAAAAAGAGCAACTGCTAATGGACGCCAAAGGATTCAACAGTAGGTCAGAATGGAAGAGAAAATCTTCCGGAGCCTACAAGGCAGCTTTGAACATGGGAATACTTGATGAAGCATGCTCCCATATGAAAAAAACACAAAAAAGATGGACAAAAAAACAGATATTTGAAGATGCTAAGAAATTCACAGATAAGGTTTCGTGGAAACAAAGCTCTTCTGGATATAAAGCAGCACAAAGAATGGGGTTGCTAGACGAAGCTTCAGCCCATATGGAAAAGGTCGGAGGGGTATCCTACCCTGAAAAGAACCTGATGTCCATCATACTGGAGAAATACCCAAAAGCTCAATCCTCATGGTTTAAGGTAAAAGACCCCGGTTTTTCCCCCGCAACGAGATTCCAGCTTGATATCTATATACCAGAACTTAGAAAAGGAATAGAATTTAACGGGGAATACTGGCATAGTAGAGAAGGCCTAAAAAGAGGTCGACCCAACTGGAAGGATGATGATATTAATAATTATCATGAGCTAAAAAAGCGTTTTTTTGAATTTAAAAAAATTAAGGTTTTTGAGGTTTGGGAAAAAGACTGGAAAAATAACAAAGATCAGGTCTTAGAAAGACTGATGAAGTTTTTGGAATAAAAAATGGCAGAAAATTCAAACAATAAAAAACAACAGATCGTATTTGCTTCGGGTGAGATTGACGCCGCTCTCTTGGAGGCCAACAATCTCGTAAAGAACGAGGGAGAAGGGCATCTCTCATACGCTATCAAGCAGGCCATGGGTACTGCTAAAAAAACAAGTACTCCTAGAATTGCCTTTACCGAGGACCCGGTAGGTGCCGATCACTATGCGGGTGTCTATAAATTAAAAAAGAGACTTTTGCCTGATTCCGTAATCAAGATGATCAGGACACAAAATCACCTGATCGCCAGTATCCTGCGAGCCAGAGCAAACACCATGTCAATGTTTGGACATATCAAGAAAGATAGGTTCGACATAGGTGTGTCGGTAGAGGTGAAGGCAGATTTTGAGCCTTATATAAAACCTGAGCAGATGGTAAAGGTTCAGGATAGGATCGAGCGTTTTAAGCGTATCCTGATAAATTGCGGAAGTAATGAAGGGCTAAAAGATAACGAGAAGATGACTTTGTCAGAATTCTTCTATCTTCAAACAATAGACGGTATGTCTTTCGGTAGGTTTGCCACAGAGATCGTCTACGAAGAAAACGACAACGGAAATCCGCACGAGTTGTCGGACAGAGCCAAGAAATTTAACAGGTTTAGACCTGCAGATGCCGGAACGATGTATAAAACCGTAAAGAAGGGCGAATCCGCATCCAGCATCAGGGCTAGTGGAATCAGACAGCTACAGTCGGTTACGGGAAACAAGATCAGGGGCGACCTTTTTGAATCGGATGAGTATGCCTGGGTACAGGTTATAGATGGCATGCCTAAACAGGCTTTTGCGTCGGACGAGATGGTGGTTTACAACCTTTTCCCGTCAAACGATATAGATCATAATGGCTACCCGGTCACTCCGATAGACACATGTATCAGTTCAATCACCACACACCTATCTATCGACGCATACAACAAGTTATATTTTCAGAACGGGAGAGCATCCAAGGGAATACTTGTAGTTCAAAGCGAAGAGATTGACCAGAATACTATAAATTCTTTAAAACAGGAATTTATGGCATCTATCAATAACGTAGGCAATTCTTTCAGGGTCCCTGTATTTGGTGTGGGAACCCAGGACAACGTAAACTGGCTGCCAATGGTTTCTTCTGCCGGAGATGGGGAATTTCAGTTTCTATATGACGCGGTAGCCCGGAACATACTATCAACTTTCAGTATGTCCCCAGACGAGCTACCTGGATACGGACATCTATCACGAGGAACCAATCAGCAGACGCTAAGTGAATCCAGCAATGAATTTAAGCTTACTGCCGCCAGGGATACAGGCTTAAGACCTTTAATTTTGAAATTTCAAGCTTTTATAAACGAGAAGCTATTTCAGATAATAGATCCGGAGCTAGCACAGATCTGCACTGTAAGCCTTTCAGGATTAGATGCCCAATCAAAAGAGCAGGAATCCCTAAGACTTCAACAGGATATGCCTATTCATATGACATATGACGAGGTACTTTCTGGTGTAGATAAGGAGCAGATAGGCGAACGTATGGGCGGAAAGGTTCCTTTCAACGAACGCTATCAGATCATAGCTGACAAATATATGAACGTGTCTGATATGATGGCTGAGTACATGAAAGATCCATCAGCCCTTGCTGACCCTATGCTTAAGTATAAGCGAGATCCTTTCTGGATTCAGTCTGCGCAAATTCTCATGCAGGTAAACCCTGCGGCGGTTAAGGCATACTATGCTACGAAGCCGTATACTCTTGATATATTAAAAATGATGGCTCAAGACTACATAGAAGAGAATGAAGAGTAATGGATAGAAGATGGACCAAAGAATCCATATTGAGTGAGGCAAAACAATTCGATTCAAAAATCGAATGGAAAAGGACTTCTCCATCTTCATACAAAGCAGCAAGAAGAGAGGGCTTATTGGAAGAAGCCTCTAAGCATATGAGAGTTTTGTGGTCAAAAAAATGGGACAAAGACTCTGTGCTTAATGAGGCCCTTAAGTTTAAGACTCGATCCGAGTGGTTTAACAGTTCTCCAAACAGCTACAATGCAGCACGAAGACTAGGCATCATGAGAATCTGTACGGAGCACATGTCTTATGTGTCTGAGCGAGGAAAGTGGACAGAAAAATCGGTAGTTGCCAAATCAAAAGAATTTGTCACCCTGACTGAGTGGGCGAGAAAATCGTCCGGCTCCTACGAGGCAGCAAAAAGATTAGGGGTGAAGACAGATTTTTCCCCATTGTGGTCAAGAAAATGGAGCAAGGCTTCCCTGGAAGAAAACGCTAAAAAATACGGAAGTATTACCGAATGGATGAGAGAAAATCCTGGGGCATATAAGGCTGCAAAAAAATTAGGTATTGTTGAGGATGTCTGCAGACATATGAAGGCTCTGGGCGGTAGATCTACTATGGAAAACGACCTGATGTCGTATGTTAAGAGTATCTTTCCTAAGGCTCAAAGGATTGGATTTACGAACAAAGATATGAAATACGTAGCTAAACGCTTCTGTCTAGACATCTATGTTCCGGAGCTTCGCAAGGGTATTGAGTTTGACGGAGATTACTGGCATAGTAATGAAGGGCTAAAAAGAGGCAGACCAAGCTGGACAGACGAGCAGATAGAAAACTACCATGCTTTGAAAGACTCTTTTTTTCAAGAAAGAGGGATAGGCGTTTTACATATACAGGAAAAGGACTGGAAAACTAAAAAAGATCAGTGTATAAAAGATATTTTAGAATTCTTAAAAGGATAAATTATGACAAAAACACCAGGAATAGATTACAAGAAGAAGTACGAGGAACTTAAGGCTCGCTACATTCAAGCTCTAGATGTCGCCTTCAGGGCTGGTTATGAGCAGGGTTTTAACGAATCCCAGGTTCAGTCCATGGCTCAACAGGCTCAGATGGCGCAGCAACAGGCTCAGATGGCTGGCCAGGCAATGCCACAGCCTACAGAGATGGAACAGCCTCAGGATCAAGGTCTTGCTGAGGATGAGCTAGATCAGGCTATCGCCCAACTAGAGCAGCTTGTCAACAAATCTGAGCCGTCTGTAGACGACCTTAAGAAGTCTATCGAGATGATCAAAAACGAAAGAATGCATAAAAAACTTTCTTCTAAGACCAAATCAATCGACATCACGCCTAAACAGTACTCCCAATCTTACAAGCTCAATCTTTCTGAGAACTCAAAAGCATCAGTATCCATGCAGCAAAAGGTAGTAGACGATATTTTGAGAAAATGGGAATCAGAGTCTGCCAACTCCTCTAGGGACATCACTCAGATTTTGAGTACTGAGGCCTTAACTAAAAAAGAAAAATAGTTATGAAGGGTATCAGCTCGTCTACTAAAACCAAGATATACGAACTTGTTGACGAGATGTTTGATCGCATGGCGGTTGGCCTACTAGGCGAGATTCCCTCATTAAGGAATAAGAAATCAATTGTTTTTACATCAAGACCAGACTACACTCTTGCCCATCTTTTCTTGAAATCGCTCGAATCAACCAGACCTCTTCCGGCTGAAGAGGAGGCGATGAAGAACATCCTATCTACAGCAGAGGAATATGTAAACTCGCTTAGAAGTAAGACGAAAGCACAGCTCGTAGAAAAAGTAGACGCCTACGTTCGAGAAAAACGAATGAAAGGGTTTGCCCCTAATAGCATCGACATAAAAAATCACGTACAAGAAGCCTTTGGAACTGCGAAAAAACACTTTAAGGTGATAGCTGAAGCAGAAACAACCAAAGCACGCAACATGGGACGCGCCCTACAGATAGGGAAGGTGGCGTCAAGTCAGGGCGTTAGTGATCCAAATGTGTTTTTTGTAGTTATCAAGGACGGAGTGACGTGCGGAGAATGCATACGACTTCATCTGATGCCGGATAAGGTGACCCCTAAGGTTTGGAAGCTTAGCGAGATTGGTTTTAACTATCACAAAAAAGGCGAAAACTTCCCTAAAATCGCGGGTTTACATCCAAGCTGTCGATGTTTTCTCACGTTTCTTGCACCTAATTTTGGCTTTAAAAATGGCCAAGTCGCCTATATAGGCGAAGGGCACGATGAATATAAAGCTCAAAAAGGAGAAGGATAATGCCAAAAATACTACTAGAAATTATTAAAATGTTTGCGTCAACAAAAAAAGCACAAGCAGCGCCGCCGACTCCAGCACCTGCAGAACCAGAGATCAAGAGTACAAAGAAAATGTACATCACACTCAACGACTGGATAACCTCATCGGGCCGATATCCCGATAGGGCCAAATCTCCAGAACTGACTCAGGAAATAAAGCAGCAGGCACAAATCACCGTCGACTGTGTGAACAATCTTTTAAATGAGATAGCATGGCAGGAAGAGGTAAGCATCTCAAGTGGTTTCAGGCCTAGCAGCGCTAACGCAGCCGCTGGTGGTGCTAAGAAAAGCGCCCACATGACAGGTCTTGCGCTAGACATCTTCCAATCAAAGCCAATAAACAAGCTAGGACAGGCCATCAGAGCCCGTCAGAAGCAGGAAGGTGAAAAGGGTATACTAGGTCGTAACGGCCTGATGATGGAAGCCCTAGAAGTCACCGTAGGCGCCAACTCCCTGTGGGTACATCTTGATAGGGTAAAACGCTCTGTGCGTCCAAGCATGGAATTTAAGCCTTGACATCTTGATAGTATTCAGATATGGTTATTATGCGCCGTTAGCTTAGTTGGTTAAAGCATCCGGCTCATAACCGGAGGATCGGGGGTTCGAATCCCTCACGGCGTACCATAACTATGATTGTAAGCTCATTCTACCTATCAGACGAATCGAACATACCCAAAGCTTTGGAACTTACCGGTCTTAATCTTGACGAGCTATCCAGTATTACTGGAAGGTTTGCCCGACACTCTCATAGGGCTGGACAGATGCGTGGCGAGGTTGTGGTGAAAGCCAACGGACAGGTGATCATAAGGCATCACTTCACCAAAAAACCCCTATGGAAGGGCGAACTAAGCGTTTCCTTTGAGTATCTTGACGAGCGCTTTTAAGCCTGAGTTCTCATCGGGTTTGATATGAAGTTCAGACGATGGAACGCGAAACGGGTTCATCCAAAACAATGACTGAAATTCCATATCTGGGTCTTTTTCTAGGGTAGGGTTGCCGTCTATCTCTGCCAAATAGGTGTAAACAATTATGGGCTTATTATTGTCGTCCTTCTTATAGTTTACATCTACTAGCTTTAGATTTTTAGCTTGAAACCCAGTTTCTTCTCTAGTTTCGCGGGAAGCTCCTACTATGGGCTCTTCTCCGTGGTTTATACCACCGGCTGGGAAATTAATCTTACCGTTATCGCGACGTCTTCCCATGAGGTATTCTTGAGGATTCTCTGGATTCTTGATGAGGATAACAGCATATCGACTACTCATTTTCTACTCCAGAGCACCACCCGCCGGTACGTTCCTCATCGCCACAAATTAAACACCTAGGATGCCCATTCGGATGCGTGTATTTTGCTGGTTTAAACTTGTGCGGATTCTTAGCGGCAGGGGATTTTTTGTTTTCTCTTATTTTTTCTGTTTCAATCTCTGCTGCTTCGTTTTTGGTTAGTCTTGGTTTTTTCATATCCCGAACAATATCGCCAAGTTGTTTGAAATCCCGCTTAGCTTTTTCTTTATGTTCTTGAGGAGTTCCGGTTCTTGCGTATCCGTGGGCTATGGCCCCAGAAACCCTACTGTCACCACGCCTTACTTCAATACCTCGCTCACTAACTCCGGGTTTGGATGTGAGTTGCGCCTCTAAGGGATCGGTTGAAAATTTTCTTCTTTCCGCTCTATACTTTTGTCTCATGGCTGCTGGTAGAGATTTATCTTCCCTTGCTTTAGCCATCTCAGATGTTGCAAGTTTTTCTGGCTTCTCGGCCAGGTCTGGTCGGATATCGGCTAAAGAGATCTCCTTAGCACGATTGTAGGCTTTTTGGTGGCCCTGCTTTAATTTTTTTATATGATCGCTGATTATCGAATCTTTACCGAGTCCCAGCTTGTTCTGGAGATAAGTTTTGAACCGTTCTCTTTTTATAGGATTTACCAAAATATCTCGGGCGTGGGTGATAAGCTCTTCATTGAAGCGAGGGCTTCTTTCATTGTAGTTCATGGTGTCTAGAACAAAATTTCTAACAGCGCCAATTGCTTCTGGATGATGCTGGCTGATCAGGTCCCTAACAAGGGTGCTTGACGCAACGGGTCCATACTTATTTTCTACGTGAGCCATAAGGTCATGAAAACCCTCGTGCTCTATCGTAGAGTCAACGGCTTTGCCTCTTAACGCCATCTTTTCGGGTGATAAGTCTTTGGTGTCTTTTAAGCTTTTGGCTGGACGTCTTGGTGCTTTGTATTTAGGTCTGCTGCCTACGTGATTCCAATACTCGGTAGAACCCGCAGGGAGCTGATCAGTTTTTTTTCTCCAGGCATCCATATCAGCCTGATACTTAGCTTGAGCTTCTGCGACGTTTGCTTTGTATGCGTCTAGCTTTGCCTTGTCAGTATCGTCACCCTCTTCAAACTTAGACCTAAGCCTTCCGGCTAATACGGCTGATTTTGGTCCCTGCGGCGTGTTGTAGCTGGTGCCTAAGACTGTTCGACCAAACTTTCCAGCAACTCTTTTTCCGTGCGCGTCTATCAGCTCGTTCTTAGAACGGATAGGGGTGCGGCTTCCTGATAATCTTACGGGTTTTTCTACCTTGCGATCCCTATGTTCTGCGTTTGCAACCTGTCGTCCGTATAGTTTTTTCTGTCTTTCGGTTTCTAGGAGCTTTACGTTTTGGTCTGGTCGATTGGTGATCTCAGGAAAGTTAGGAAAAGTGATGCGAGGACGAGACATCTTCTGCATGTCTGAGGATTTGTCGATAGGATGAATTCGGTCAGCTCGATGGTAGAATCCTTTTCTAGAATCCTTCTCACCCTCTGGAACTAACCAATGTGCAGGCTGTCCGTACTTTGACGCCCCATGTACGACGTATCTTTTGTCTTTATTGATTACGTTAGCGCCAGTTTTGGGATCAATAACGCCTGTTGAACTATGTCCAGTATCGCCTCTTTTAAATTGTGGAGAACCTGCGGTGTCTGATTTTAAAATTCCCTTTGATTTAAGGTATAATTTGAGTTTTTCCTCATACTCTTTGCTGGCCGGAGCTGGTTTTCTGTTTGGACCTAATATTGGGTCCTTTTCGTGCGGTCGTTTTTTGACAGCACCCTTTTCAAGCTCAAATGAATCAGCTAGCGTCCGTCGATAGTGTTTGTGGTTCATTCGTGCCACCTTCCATTAATTATACTATCAGGCAGAAGGCCTGCTTTCTGTTCAGCGTATACGGTATTGTTGGGATTCTTTCTGTTGTTCTCACCATGGGGACCAAAATTGACCCACTGATTTTGACCCATCGTCTCCGTAGCTAAAGCTTTTTGTGCTAATGGGCTAAAATCCTTCTTGTGGGTAAGGTAGGCCTGATGTTCACCCTTAGGTCCGAAGGAGCTTTCACCGCCGAGATGATGACCGCGAAAATCATGTACAATTCTGAAAAGGTCATTGGCTAGTAGGGGCTTACCTTCATGTTTAAACTCTGTGGGCTGAAGCATTGGGTGGTTACTCGTTTTGGAATCTGTAGGTCCAAAACCTTGATCCGTAGGAAAAAAGTGCATGTGTTTATTTTGCTTAATGTCTGCGTGCAGATCTTTTGAGGTTTTGTACGGATTCGCCTGATTTGGTTTAATTGAGGTAAACTTAAAACCCTGATCAAGCATGTCTTTAAATTGCTTCTTAGTTTCGTCAATTAGGGCGCCATACGCAGCTTTCACTTCTGGGTGCTCTGGGTCATGCTTCATGTTGTGATAGGCGTCGGCTATATACTTACCATGCGCGGGGTTGATGTTGACTTGTGGTGCGGGATTAGAGATTGAAGGGCTGTCTTTCTTAGCAAGCTCACTAGCAGCCAATAGCCCCTTCTTCTCTGCAAGTTTTTTGCGTTCTTCTTTTGAATAAATCTTTACCGGGTTCTTCTTGCTTTTTTGCCTATCAATCCTGGCCTGCATCTCTGCCTGCTTGTTCTTGGTTGGACCAGCAAGCCTTACAGCCGCATTAGGACCTACAGCAATCTCTTCACCTGCTCTAGACATTTTTCTTCTAGCGTTATCCGCTTGCGAGTATAGGTCAAGTTTTTTAGGACCGTAGTTTGATTTGTCTATTTTCTCAGGTAAATCCTTACCTTTTGACTCTTTATCCCAGTGCCTTACCGCTTCTTTGCCGCCCAAGGCTTTTATTCCAGCAGGCGTATGCGCCCATCTTCTCTGCGCTTCTGAGGTGTAAGGTTTCATCAAGGGCTCGGATTTTTTGGTCTCAATTGTCTTAAGCTTATCGTAGTAGTTGGGATCTTCCGACAGGTGATCACGAGCAATCTCATCTGCGATCTGTGGGCTTGATGTGTGCTCCATCTCGACCTTTCGGCCCTGTAGGATTTTTAACTTAGGGAAATCTTTATTCGTTTTTTCCTCAGCCATTCCACCAGGTATCTTTTCAGATTTACCAAAAGGTCGATTAGGTTGCGACCAAAGTGCGCTTGCCTCTTTAGTTTGCATGCCTTGTCTTCCGATTTTTCTAGAAGTTTTTTGTTCTATGAGCGAATACGCTGCAGACGCAAGTCCTTTTCGTTTATGTTCGGGATGCGTTTGCGCACTATTGACATTTATTAGGGCAGAATCGCCACCTTCATCTGGCCATTGAGAGAATTGGTAGTGCCCAACCTCTTGTCCGCTCGGCGAAAGCGCGGTTACATGGTGCGTTACAAAACCTGTATGCTTATCTCTAAAAACTTCTGGTATTACTTGATGCTTTAAAGTATACCCCTCTTTCTTCCAGTCACCACGGGCGCCCTTATTCATCTTTTCAGATTTGCCAAACCTATGAGTAAAGAAGGTGCCATCTGGCAATCGACTGTAAAAATCATCTGGTTGTTCTGGGTAAAAATCTGTACCCGTTCCAGTCTCTACCTGACCAGCGCGGTCGCCGTGATTGAAAAGCATCTTATGGTTTACACCATCGCTTTCAATGTGTGACTCCTGACCAGTCATGTGAGCAAGCTGTCGAGCCATATCGACCTGTTTATCTGAAGGATTACTGATGAAGATGGATCTCTCAGGATTTCCGTAACTACCATCGATAGATAGAACCTTGCCAGTGCCTGCTGTTGAGAGTTTTTGGACAGCCTCTTCGTGAGAGATGTTCAGCTTGACCTTATCCGGGTAAGGCGAATTCTCGGTACTCATTATGATATGGGGCTGAGTTACTAGATGCTTCATGGGACACCCACAAAAATTCTTACAGATTTAAGGCAGCTAATCTTATCTGTTTTCCAGTCTTTTTCCCAAATTTGTAAAATTTCAATATCTTTATCTTTAAAAAAAGCCATTTTAATATCATGATATTTTTTTAAATCTTCATCTTCCCAGTTGGGCCTTCCTCTTTTTAAACCTTCAAAGCTATGCCAATAATCTCCGTTAAATTCTATTCCCTTTCTAAGCTCTGGAACATAGATATCTAACTCAAACTTCGATGCCGGACTAAATCTTTTGTCATTCTTAGTAGAGAACCTGGCGGTGTGGGCTTTTGGATAAAACTTTCTAACTAGCTCTAATATTTGTTTTTCCGGATTTGAAGTTCCGCCCTTTTTTTTCATGTGGGCAGTAACCTCTTCTAGCCAGCCACGCTTGGGGGCTAGATTGTAACAACCGGGCGAACCTGCTTTCCAATCTGAATAGGCGGAATACCCCTTAGCATCGTTCGCTATTGTCTCTTTGCTAATTTCTTGGGTTTTAGATGATCCCATGTGTAGCGTATTTGAATGTAAGGCGTTCTTTTTTATGGCTGCCGCATATGAGGAGGGTGACTTTTCTTTCCATTCTGATCTGGAAGAATATTTTAAAGCTTCTTTTTTTATCGCGTCTTCGGTCCAAATAAAAGGTTTGGAGTAATTGCGCAAAAACTGCTCTAGCTCAGACATTAACCCTGATTTGTAGGCAGCCTGTAGGCTATTTGGACACTTTTTTGCCCATTCTTTTTTGTCTTCAAACTTAGACGCAATCTCAATCAATTCTTTTTTTGTCCATTTTCTGTTCAATCTTAAGTCTGCCATCATGTGGGAAGACGCTTCTTCTATCCAGCCATTTCTATGTGCAGCGGAATAGGAGGCGCCAGAGCCTAATCGCCAGTCTTTTTTTGTGCTATATTTGATCGATTCAGATAAGACTTCGTTTTTTGTCCAGACAATTTTAGATTTAGGCTTGCGCATATGCTCACAAGCCAATTCTTTAATACCTCTTTTAAGGGCTGTAGCGTATGCGCTTGGAGAGCTTGTTTTCCATTCTTTTATTGATGTGTACTTTTTAGCGTCAGACAAAATTTCATCTTTTGTCCAAACTTTGTTTTTTTTCATGTGGGTGGTAGCTTCTTCTAACCAACCGTTTTTTAAGGCAGCCTTAAGCGCCCCGCTTCCGGATTTTTTGATCCACTCTTGCTTTGATAAGTATCTAGAAGCATCCTTAATAACCAATTCCTTTGTCCACTTGGACAGGGGTGAGGATCTTTTGGGGAAAAGCTTATCTGCAATATCTTTTAGCCAACCTCTTCTTTTCGCAATAGAGTAAGAGTTGCAGCTATTTGCCCACTCTGTTCTAGAGCTAAATTTTTTAGCCTTTTCTGTTATTTGCTCTTTTGTAAGGTTGTTTTTTTTCATCTTCAAATGTTTGTTATAAAATATTTTTGCCCAAAAACTCGTCTTAATTGCCCAAGAAGCGCAAGTTTTCTTTTTTCTAGCTCTGCCATTCTTGTTTGAAAAATCATAGGCCCAGGATTGCTGCTTGATTGGGAGATTCCATCTTGACCTAGACTTACGGACGTGTTTACATTATTTGGCGCAATACCGCTTAATATGTCTAGCGCAGCATAGATGCCTATCAAATTGTTGATCACAACGGGAACTTGCCCCGCATCTTTACAAAGACCTGCGGTAAATTCAATGGTCCAGTAGGAGGGGACAAAGTTCGCTTGTCTTTGTATGATCAATAGGTATGCAATTCCGCCGGGAGCAACAGCGCCCTGGACACTCGTTGAGCCGTATGCGCCAAGCAGAGGGATAACATTTAGCTGACGCTGGTGAGCTTGGCCCATATCAATCCATTCTGGCGGGATTCTAAATAGATTGTTACCATCCGAACTGATAATGGAAAAATCTTCTACAGACAATATTGGTCCATGACTTGTTCTGATGTGTATATAGTGCTTATATAGGTTATAGTCAAAAGGAACCCGTTCGCTGAATTGCTCAGCAAACACCGGAGATTTAAGCTCTAGCTCAATATCGTTAATCGCTAGATTAATGCGATCTTTTAGCTCATCGTTAGAAAAACTTAAGGAGGGAAATTTCTCCAATATTCCTTTTAGGAACCTACTTCTTAACTTCGCAGGAGTTATCAAGGGTTCGACTCTGGAGAGCAGTCCGGAAGTATTTTTAGCCTGTACCGGATAACCTTTTGTAGCTATCTCTTTTGGATAGGACATTAGCAACCGCCCTGATTAAACATCTCAACTACCAGTCCCTGTTGTAGCACGAATCTGCGAGTTACGCCATTTTCAACCAGTACGAACTGTACGTTTCCTGAGCTTGGTTTTTCGGTCTCCAGAAGCGATACAGACCATAAAGATCCGTCTAGTGCTGAAACCTGGGTAGCTGTTTTGGTTATAATATTTGCAGAGCTAACGGCTGGAAAGATTACCTGCAATGTGGCTCCTGGGGTGGTCGGTATATATCTAAGACCCTCCTGGTCTAGGTCTACAAGTTGCAGATAAAGAGTGTTGGCCTCATCAACCCGAATAGTCCACTCGGAACCAAAGTCGAAGCTATTGATATTTTGAAAGTTTTTTAAAGGTTTGGCTGATAGTCTCACGATTTCTCCTATGTGGGATACCCTATAAAGATTGTCTTTGATGGCTGTATAACTCTATGATATTATACCATATAGGACAATAAATCGATAAAAATAATGTAAGAATTACAAAAGGAGATTAGATGAGGAAGGGTCTTAGAATCGAGATTTCTGGCACTGACGGAGCAGGTAAAACGACAGGGCTTAAATACCTAATAGGATTAGCTGAAAGCGAAGGATTAAGCGTTCTAGAGACTAGGGAAGTGGGAAGTCCTCACATACCGGTGTGTGTTAAGCTTCGAGAGCTTGTCCTGTCTACCGACTCCAATATGGGAGGAGAAGCCATGGAGCTTATCTTCTCTGCGATGAGGCTTGAGAACGATAGATTTTACAAATCAGTTGAGGACAAATACGACCTGATCGTATCCGACAGGGGTTGGTTTGATCATCTCGCATATACCGACCACAACGTGTCAGAATCGTTCACAAAATCCCTCTACAATGATTTCGTAGGAAACATGACCGCACTTCCTGATATCGCGATCTACTTCAAGGTGGACCCGCAAACAGCTTTAAAACGCAGGGTTCGACGTGGAGAAACTATGGATGCGATTGAGATAAAGGGTGTGGCTTTCCAGGATTTGGTTAGAAAGTCTTTTGATAAATATATCGAAGAATACCAGAACAAGTTCAAAATCTACGTAGTTGATGCCAATCAGGATATCGAAGGCGTCAGAACACAGCTTGTCGATATTTTTAAAGAGATCAAGTCTGCATATAGATAGCCTTTAAAATAAAAAACCCGCCTTTTGGGCGGGTTCATATTATTGCTAATAATAATAGGCTAATCCAAATAGTATTCTATAGTGCTTTCAATGGGCGCTCTCATCTTATAAGCTATCTTTTGATTGGCAACTGTGTGTACCAGTCTTAGTTTTGTTTCTTTGCTAAGCTTTTTATCCCCTAAGGGAATTATATTACTTATAATACTGTCTCTCTTAAAGAGAGGTGAACCATCTTATCTTGCCGCAGTCCCAAATACGCGAAAAACCTAAAGATTTTGCCATTTCTAGCTCCGTATTGCCTATTCCGCCTTTTTTAGCTAGGTTTTTCTTTTGACAGGATTGCTTAGAAAGGCGTTTTTTAGATCCTTCTTTTACATAAGAATAGTCCGGAGGAAGCTTTTCTGGTGTCATGCCTAGCTTCTCATACACTCCACCATCGCTCCACCTATTATCCGACCAGGAAACCAAGAAGCTAAAACCTAGCTTTTTAGCCTCAATGATAAGGCCTTCAAAAAGCTTGCTTGTTCCACCAACAACCGCCCAATCAGCAAAGCACACCCTGCTAAGAACAGCCTCATTCCTATTAGGTCTATGATGTTTTGACAAGGTTGCGCACCCTACAATCTGCCCTTCTAGCTCAAGTCCCAAGGTAAGCAAAAAATTGCAAGATCCTTGGAGGTGATTTTTATTCAAAAAATCAATAGCCGCCTTTTTTTCTAATACAACAAGACTTGTCTTTCTGGCATAAATTTTAGGCAAAAGTCCTAGCTTTGCTCTCAGTATGTTTTTAATTTGATCCTGACGCTCAAGCCACTCATCTTCAAAAATGGTAATAAGTTGGATACCCTTTTCTTTACAAGTGACGTGCTTAGTATGATTATAATCTTTTGGTTTTTTACTCTCAGAATGGCCATACAAATCACAATATTCTATTGCGATATTCTTATCGCGTATTAGGATATCTATCTCTTGACCTTCTAGGATAGACCTGTTTTCGGTTTCCACACTTAGGCCTAGACTTTTGATAAAATTCACAACTGCGGTCTTACCCATACATATACGATTGTTTCTTATATGAGTATAAAAGTAAAGCCCCAAAAGGGGCTTCACTAATAAAATTAGAAATAGTTGAAATTATTAAGGAAGATCTGTTGCGCCAGCTTCTTCTTGATCACCAGACTCGTCAGTTACCTTCAGTCCGATATAGCTAACCTGTACCCTAGATGTAGCTCTTGCGTTAACTCCAGTGCTGTAGCTGTTTGGTATACAGCCAATTGCAGTCATGATCAATTCGCCGGTCTGTCTATCTCTGATAGAGATGGTCACAGGACCAAGATTTAAAAGATCTTGAAGTCTTGGAAACTTAGGTAGGATATGGGCTCCCTGGCCAACAACTCTAAAGCCGGAACAGTTGATCGAAACCGCCTCATAGCTTGTAGGTGTGATCTCAGTTGGTCCAAAACGCCCAAGAATATGAATTGGTTCGGTACCAACATTAGCGCCGTATGTACAGCTTTCAAATAACCCCACGATCTGGTTGTCTACACTGACTACCGCCCTGGGGCCTGTAAGAACTTTTGCCATTTTTTAATTCTCCTTATCTAAAATATTAAGCCGATTGTTGAACCTGAGAAATCTCTAGGCTGATCGGGATGAAAAAGATGGTTGTGGCGAGCTTAATCTCAACTTTAACATCCATAATAGGTCCGTTAATCTTAACGTCTTCATTTTTATAGCCAAGAGGAGCGTCGTCACTAGCAGCAATCAGCTTGAGCTGTCGATAAATCTGCATCTTGTTCGCTAGGAAAGCTAGTGCTGTTGCTCGATCTACGTCTGCAAGAGACTGACCAACAAACGCAGTCTGGAAGCTGTCAGCAAGATCTAGCGCCAGAACATCAGCGGCGTATACGGCTTGCAGGCTATTGTAAACAAAGTTAGAATCGATTCCGTAAGTAGATTGATCACTAACCCATTTAACACCGGCAGTTGCTGACTGTAGGGTCATCAAGCCTGCAAGTAGGGCAGTCTCAACATCTCCAGGAGAACCACTATCAAAACCAGCAGGATCTCTGTAGCTGATTACGTTAGCTAATTTGTTTGTGAAGCTTTTGTAGAATCCTGCAGCCTGCATACCAGCTCCGATAGTCGCAGAATACCATGGTTGGTAGGTCTTTATCTCTCCCTGAGAGTCCACCTGGTCAACATCCTGGAAAGCCAGATATGTTCTAAAACTAGCCAATGAAGCAGCTTTAGCCTGAGCTTGAGAGAAGGTGCCTTTATATGACAACATGGCTACGCGATGGCGCTTAAGCTTAGGAGTACTCATTTTTAGTACGTGGCTTTTGGTCGCAGCGTGAACAGAATCAATTGTATATGTAGAACCAGACTCTGTTAAACCATCAAGGATGTCTTCAGAAGCGTCTCTGCTGAACAACGGAACCACAAAGTTTGTAGCAATACCTTCTAGTTTAGTCAAAGCATCTACATAGTTAGCTGCCGTAGTTGATCCCTTGACACCACCTGACAAGAAAACGCCTGTAGACATCGGAGAAGGTAAGCCTTCAACCTCTATAGCTACAAATTCAACGGCAGAGCTTGTGCTTAATGCATCTTTAAAATTTTTCAAAGATCGTTTTACGCGACCAGGTCGAAGTCCAGCTCCGGTAGAGCAGATTCCGATTGCAGTTACCTTATCCATATCGCGAGGAGACATCTGCGCACTTGCTGTAGTCGCGTTAGCAGTGTATCCTGCCTGAGAAGAGATAAAAGCTGCAAGATCAGTTACGGTAACGTACTGAGTTAAATCTACAGACAGGTTAGCACCCGATCCACCGGTTACGGTAGTTGTTAGGGTGTTTCCAGAAATTGACATCGTTGCGGTTGTTCCTGCATACCCAATCTCTAAAGCGATCTGACCAGCAACTTCTAAAGTTTCGTTAAGACCAATATCAGAACGAGTAACGGAAACTTCAATTTCAGACTCAGCTCCTGATCTGTACAGTCCAGCCAAAAGGTTTAGCTTGGCAAGGTCGCCAGGAGTAGAATCTATAAGCTCCAAAGTCTTTCCGAAGCCCTTTCTAAAATTTGCGGGATCTGCGTCGATAGTGAGCTTAAAAGAATTTGAGGCATCACCAGGGGATGCTGTGATACCAGCAGGAAGTAATGTGTTAAGTTCGATAATAAGATCAGTAATAGTAGCGTGGTCTGTAGGAACGTTGCTAAGAGTGATGACCGTAGAAGCGCCTCCGTTAATACGCAGAGAAAAACTAGCATCATCCAAAGCAGCTCCAAAAGCAGGAACTACTCCCGAAATAGCCTCTGGGGCAACCTCAGCCTGACTAGCCGTTACCTGATACTTGATCTTATTTCCATCTTTTCCCCAATTGTTAGAGCGAAGAGTGCCGTAATCTGTATCAACAGTAGCCTGAGCCTTTGCTCCTGAATTTGTCTTTAGGATGTAAATTCTGTTTACAGAACCTTGGATTCCGGTGTCTGCCGATGGGGCGCTTAGCGCACCAAACGCATCAACAATTGGTCCTGAGATGTACTTGTTTTTTACCTGCGCTAGCTGATCTGGAGAAAAGAAATTTTCTTTTAGGGCTTCGTTTGCAAAGCTCTCTCCACCCTCGGCTTCACCGATGATAGTGACTACTCCAGTTGCTCCGATACCTACGGGCGTAGATCGAACTAGTTGTTCGAAGTAACTTCCAGGAACTGCGGTCGATACGAAAGACCTTGTTAATCTAATTGCCATTTTAATCTCCTACTATTTCTTTAATCCAAAATGTTGCAAACCTTTTTCAAAAAGCTCTGGCTTATCGTTACCAGTTGCTTTCAAGTGAGCCCACAAAACATCTTCCAAATCTTTAGATTTTTTATATTCTTTTTTAGCGGAAGCCCAAAAAATTCTAAAACTCTCCCTGGAGCTTATAGAGCTTAAAGGCGCCTCGAAGTTAGATTGCCTAGCAGCAACAAACTCTTTCTGCTCTTTTTCCAAAGACTCTCTTACGATCTCTTCGGTTGTCTTTTTATCGGGATTCTTCTTTCTTCCCATTATTTACCTTCTTTCTTAGCCATCTTTTTAGCCATGCATTTTTCCATAAACTTCTTAAGTTGAAGTGGCTGTTTTGCGATAGCTTTTGGCTGAGCCTCAGGAGCCTTTGGTTGAGGAATCTTAACTTCTGCCATCTGTGCAGAAGTTTGATTTTCTGGGCTAGCCTTATCCATTCTAAGTTCTTTCAGTACATCATCTCTTTTATCGGGAGACACCTTAGGGAGGACCTCGTTAACTTTTTTATCGCCCTTGATCTCTTTGGCGGCTTCCTTTGCAGACATCTCTGCCTTTTCAAGAGCGTCTTTTGTAAGCTCTCTAGCCTTTGCCAAAATTGCTTCGGCCACTTCCTTTGCTGTGTATTCTTTTTTATCCTTCTCTTTCACTTTGAACTCCTCAACACAAAGATTGAGTCTTAAAAAAATATTCAATAAATTCAGGCACTTACTTCTTCAGTATCTTCCCAAGTTTTTCCGATTTTGGTAAATTTGGCTTAGATTCAGACCTTAACTGTGACAATTTCTTTTGGTGTATTTTTTTAGCCTCAGCAACCTTTCCTTGCCGAACCCTTACGCCCGCAAGACTTTCTTGATGCATTCTGCCCAACTTGCCATCCTTCACATCGCTATATTCTCGAATTGGAGGATTTGCATCTTCAGACTTAGGAGACCTGCTGGTAATCTCGTTACCGGCCTGAGTTTTACCCCGAGCTGCAGGACCTTTCTGAGATTTCTTCATCTCGCACTTTTCTATAAACTTACGCAGCCTATCTATGCCTCTTTCCGGTTTATCCTCAGAGGCCATCATCGTTGCGGCATTTACCTTTTTCATTCCGGCGCCAGATTGACCAGGTCTCATGCCCACCTTTGCTTCCGCCTGGGCTTGTTTTTGTTGATGTAGCTCGGAAACGGAGACGTCTTTATGTAAGGTTGAGGAGCCAGAAGCTGGTAGGTGGCTTTCGGGCATCTGAGCACTCATATTGTTATCGGCAAGATCGGCAACCGCATGATTTGCAGCATGCTGCTTGCCTTCTTTGGACCCAAGGGCCTTCATAACAGCTTGGTAGAGAGACTTTTTTAGATCTGAATCTTTCATATTCTTAAGATTGCTACTCCTGGTGGTCGTCTTCTTTGGTTAGCCAAGCCTGATCTTCATTGTCCAGGCTTGGAGGAGTATCTATATTAGATAGGATTTTTATGCCGGTCTTTAGCCCATCCTCTTCTTCTGTTGTAATTTCTACAGCCTCTATAACTCTTTTTGGAGACTTCAACCATGTATTTTCTACCATACCGGTAAGTGTTATATATCTGCTGTATACATTGTCCCCTCCAGGCCCTTCAAAATTGGCATTCGGGACGATGTCGGAGCTGGATATGGAACTTTGCGTGAAGCATTTTGACTCTAAAAGGCTTTCCCTATATCTCAGGATGCAATAGACAGTTATGGCGTGAAGCCAAAGCAAAGGAGCTACGTCCCCATGGACATGGCACCCTATGGAGTAGGACTCGCTAAAAAATGTATGCTCCCTCCTGGCTCTATAAAACTGATATCTAGGTACGATACCTGCTTTTTTTAAGTCCAGCTCAGTATCTATCTGTATCCTAACCCCTTCTGGAACAATCTCTTCTATCACATACCCATTTCCGGTATCTGGATCTACCAATATCTGGCCCGCCCTAACACCTCTAAGTCTTACCGTCTTCGGAATGGACAAAACACCCGTATCTGGGTCATATGATGTGGGTACGAATGGCTTTACAATATAAGGAATAGGCTTACCTATCTGACCAGGCATAAGAGTCTCCACCTCTGTGGATAAATCCCCAAGGTGTTTCATGTCCTCCATCTCACTAGAATTGCCAAGGGCGATGGTGATCAGAGGGAAACTGTCTTTGTCTTGCCTATACCGCATAGAAACTTCTATTTTATTGTTTAAAAACCAGTCTCTAGCGTTATCTATTTCTTTCTGGCCATACTTTTCTTTCAAGGCTGGGTCGGTAGCAAAAGAAGAAAAGATATCATCGATGATCCAAGGATTCTTCCTCATATCATCAAGACCCTGTCTTATCGCCTCAGCTATTATGACATCGCCCGCAAAAATCATAACTATTCCCTGCCAAACTTTTCAAGTATCGCAGGCAGTATTTCCTTATCCCATATATCGGAAGCCCAGTTAAAAGCCTCATCCATAAGATTCTTAGCAGGTAGGCCTGGGTGAATCCATTTTGAGCCTTTGTGCTTGGAGCTAACTACCCTAAAGGTCATTATATCACGCCGTACATTTCCGCTAGGAGTTTTAGTCTGATATATATTAAGGCCCGAAAGCGCTGGAAAGCTTGCTCTTGAAGTAGGTCTTGCGCTATCGATATTTATGGTGTGAAGTCTACCTATTCTTGGACTACCGTCTTGATTGTATTCTAGTTTTTTGAAAGGTATTTTTCTGGCCTTAAGCTCATTTTTTACTTGATTTACAAATTGTTGCGCGGATCTGGGTGTTTGAGAAGGCGCCTTTGCTTGGTCAAAAGGAATGGCCTTATATCTAGATCCGTCTTTTGCAGTCTTAGCGTTTTTCTTTAGGAGATCCTCTGTCATATCTCCCGATTTTCTACCCTCTTCTATCCACAAAGCTTTTTCATCAAGGCTTACGACCCATATCCCTGAAGCAATTTCTTTAAAATCCAGATTGTCGAGATATGTTTTCCTGGTGGAATGAAGCTTTGAGTTGGCCAATTCTTGAGTCTTGGCATACGTCATACTAGCAATCTGCTTAACGCCTTGTTCGATAGCCTGTGCTACCTGCTCTTTCAGCTCTTTAAATTCTGAAGCCAAAGCCTGGGCGTCTACAAAAAATCTAAGGTTTGCCATTACCATCTCTCGTGGGTAACGTCCCCACCATTATCTAGAGCGGCGCCTATTTTCATATCAACATATTTTATGCGCCCGGTCTGCTTGTCTCTTACTTTTTTAAAACCGCGAGAATTCACAGCACCCTCAGGCAATTTGGGCTTGGAGACATGTCTGGTAGTTTCTTTGGCTGGCAAGCGACCTGTTCTTATGCCTGTCAGCCGCTCTGCTTTGGGAGGGATTCTTCCTCCATAGGTACTTCTTCTGAGGACATTTCTTCTGGAGACATTTCTTGCGGCTGCTCTTCAGAAACAAAGCTAGGATCAAGAATCTTTGCAAGGTCTATCATGTTTTGCAACAGTCCAAGAATACTTTGATAAAGATCAGGCTTTGCCTGCTTTATTTGTTCCATCAGCTCCCGATTTTGCTTGAAAGCATCTAGGTTAGCGGCAATTCTCTGTAGAATCTCCTCTCTTCCTTCGTCATCAGCAAGGTCGGCCTCTAGCATCTCAGGGTCTTCTATCATATCAGAACCTTGTTCTGTATCTTCACCGGACAATTCTTCATCGGCAGCTTCGGATATCATCTCATCGGCCTTTTTAGAATCTTCGTCTTCACCAGTATCAGTAACGGAGTTGGAGGTGTCTAGCTCGATTGGTTCCTCTGACTCAAAATCAGACTCTTCTTCAGGCATCATCTCTTGATCCTGAGCGAGAGATTCTTCTGCAGGCATCTCTTCCACGCCATCCGGATGCATCGGTATGTCAGCAGATTCGCCTATGATCTCTTCTTGATCTTGATCAAAATCCATATCAGAAACCTCCTGATCTTCAGGAAGCATCATCAAATCTTCTTCATCAGAAGATTCCGCAGACGGATCTTCTTCATAGTACTCATGGCCTTGATCCTCGCCCATAGTAGCGTCAAGGTAATGATCACTCATTTTTTGCTGCTCTTCGTCGGCAGTACCTGCCATAGAAGCTTCGTGAGCTTCTCTTAGGATATCTTCTACAGATTCGTCATATTTTAAAATTTGATCTTTTCCGCTAAGTTTTCCGGCAATCAAAGATTTTCCCGCCTGACTTAAAGAAAACCCCACTCCGACAGTCGCAGAGAAACCAGTAATTTCTTGGTATTTGGCCCTTAAATCCTCAAGCTCGGGTTCGAAACTCGGATCAATTACGAAAGTCCCCTCATCTCCGCCAGAGCTTATCATCTGACCGCCCTTAGATTGAACCCAAGATCTTACAAGCTCGCTACCTGCGTCTATACTTGCAGAGATGTCGTGAAGTTTCTGAACATCGTCCATAAGGACAGCCTGCCCAATGTGCTGACCAGCATTGTCTCCGTCAAACGCTACAAATATTCTGTTCATTTTCTACCTCTGTTGTTCCTTTCACGAAGAACCTCAAGCAACATTTCAATGTTCTCAGCATCCCAAGTTTTAGAAAAACTTAAAGATATTCCGCCTTCGCTTTTTCTTATATGAATCTTTTTATTTCTATCAGGCCCAAAACATACACATCCAGAAAAACCTGAATTGTCAAATATCTTTTTTTTGCAGTCCGGACAAGTAACGTTCTCGCTTTTTTCTATCTTAATCTCATAAACGGCAGCTTTTTTCTTGGCTTCTTTTTTTTCAAGAAACTCTTTAAGCTTTAAAGGTTTTTTTACTGGTTTGTCCGACACCTGAATCTCTTCCTTCTTGTTTTCAGACTCGACTAACATCTGAGAAAGTCTAAGCCTTATCATCTGATCTATAGCCTCCCTTTCGGAAAGCTTCTGATCAACAACTTTAGAAACAAGATCTCTTACCCTCAATTTTTCATCGATAAGGTCTTGAATAACTTTTTCTTCCGCACCAAAATCTTGCTTGCCCATATGGCTTAGATCGCTGATATCGTATAACTCGAAAGCCGACACCAGGACTAGTCCTACCCCAGGCAAGGACCTGTATCTAAAAGAACTTACTACTTTGCCGGATTGAATAACCTCTCCGGAGTATACATCGTTTGCAAACTTTGTAACCTGTAAGTAAGCTTCTGTTTCTACAGGTATTTTAATTTTTTTACCCTCATCCTCCTTCATCGAACCTAGCTCTTTTTGTAAAAAAGAAAGGATCGTTCGGGGGACAATCTGAAGAGCGATTTTCATCTCTTCAGGATCAAGTACAGTATTAGTCTTTTTCTTGAAAAGCTCAACTGTTTTGTTAAGCTCTTCAAAGCCATCCCTACCTAAAGCTTTGGATAAAAATTCTATAGCCTTAGGCTTTAAGGACATCTTACTACCCCTGACTAGTTATGTAGGTCTCATCTTTTATGATGTAAACCAATAAAGCAGCGTTTGTAGATCTTACAAAACTTTTTTCATCAGAGTTAAAATAAGTCCAATCATTAGGTCTGCAGGCCAATCCCACATTTCCATTGACATCAGTAGTCCCAGCGGCCAAAGCTGCTATAGTATTATTATCACCAAAAGTGATCGCATGTAGGGAAGTACTGTTGTTGTAGACAGCGACGATAGAGCCTTTTCTGATAGCTCTCGCTGTGGTTGCATCCGTAGTAAAGCCCCCTATTCCATTGTTCAGCGGAAGGAGGAAAGGACCTACGCTCAGGTTCTTTTGTCCCCCAGAAGCTTCGTTGAAAGTTAAATTTGCAATATTTGCAGGGTCTTCCACACCCCTGCCACTCATCTGCCGTATCTTCTTATTTGGTCTATTGACTGCCATTTTAAGCTCCTATACTAAATTAAAGATTGTCATTCTTCGACGATATCGTCCATATTAACCTTTATTTGCTTTCCATTAGGGTCAATACCGGGATTTGGTTCTTCTCTAACCCTTCTAGGCTCGTCGGATTGCAAATTTGATGTTTTGGAATTTATCTGGTTCTGGTAGACATACTCTCGCTGAATAACGGCATATTGGGGCATCCGCTCTGGCGACCTAACGCCATTGGTGGTGACGTTTGTAATCCTTACCTCGTTTGGTATAGTTAGGACATACCAGAAAGCCCTATAAAGATATCTTATGGAATATATACGACCTTTTTTGGTGTCAGGGTCTATTCCTGGGTTGGTGCCGCCCGGTAACCATTTTATGCTTCCAGACGCAGTAATCTCAAAATCTAATCCTTCCTGAAAAGACCTGCCCTGACTATCATCGATGAACTCAATCTTGCATATAGGGAACATAGGCCTATTTTCCTGATTTTCTTCATATTCCATTCTTTGAAAATTTGGAACTAATACATCGGCGTTAGGGTCGGCGATGTAAACCCTATCTCCCGGAGCTATATATATCCTGTCGCCCTTAGCGACATCCTGTCCTTTATCGTAGAATCTAGGCATTATCATTCTTGCCATAGAATCGTCTAAAAGGCCTCCGTCTGACCTTTTTTGATTTCTAGAGTTACCTACGACCGTGGCGGTAAAGCATCCGGATCTCTTATACAGAAAACCGTTAGAGCTTAAGGTGTCTACACTATCACTTCTTCGATAGTCACCCTTATCCTTTAGACCAATAGGAGAGGGAATGGCTTTCCAATGAACAAACTGGACCCCCAAAGAGGTTACGAACTGATCTTGCTTATTAAGGTCAAAAGAAGCCTGAAAAAGGTCTCCCTCCCTGTTTATGGTGTCCGTCTGCTGGCCTTTAGGGGTTCTTTTTGGCATTAAGTTTCCTTTTCGTGTTTCATCTGCGAAATAATATTAGCAAGTCTAATGTCTAGCCTTCTTTGGAAACTGGTAAGCTCTCTTATTATCCAATATAGGGCCAGGCTTTTCTTAAGACTTTTTGCGCTTCTGGCTATCCTAGCTCCATTTATGGTGTTGCCCATCTCTACCCGTATATCTATAGGAGGTATCGAGGTATACTTAGATGCTTTTCTAAGCTTTTCTAAAAACTCAACAGCCTTTTTTCCGTTGTCAAGACCCACTTCTAGGTGGACGTGACTAGCATTCTCAATCTGACTCTCTATAGATTCAGTGCTACAGAAATCTTTTATTTTGCCCTCTTTGTTGCAAATCTTGACGCTCATAACTTTTCTAATACCGATTTGGCATTGTACCTATTATTTTCGTGAACGATACTGCTTTTTCCTTCTTCCACAGCGATTATCGCCGAAGCTATTGTTGCGGCTTTTGCAACCTTAACCGTGTCTTTTGTAAGCATCTTGTTGGGCTTACCTACAACCAGCTCATCGGAAAGCAAAGACCCTTCATATTTTAAAATCTCTATATTTGACTTAGTAAGCACCATGTCTACTTGATTAGATTTTTTGATAACATAAAAATCATAACCTTTATTCTGCATATCTTCAGGTAAAAGCTCCGACATGCCAGACACAAATTCTTGCATCTCAGACTCACTTTTCATTAAAGATGGCTGAAAATTCCTAAAAGACTTTTCTATGTTGTATCTTACAATAGCAGGATGTGAGCCTGCAGCAAGCACTTCCTGACTATCCTTATTTTTAAGCTTGGCTATGGCGATATATAGACCACCATTAGTCCTAACTAGCTTAACCTCTTCTCCATCAATAATGCCTAAAGAATCGACATCTGATATCTCGGACGGTTTTATTTCCATTATTTCCCCCACACTTCATGTTCTTCAGACACTGGTTGCGAATGATATAGTGCAACCACGCCTCTCATTTCTTCTCTCTGGTGATTTGGCGTATGAAAACCATGAAAACCAGCTTCTTTTATTTTATCATGCAACATATCAGGATTAAACGCTCCCTGATTCTCTTCCCTAACCTTTGCCTTAAAACCCATAGGGTCCGCACTAAGATCATAAAGGGAGGCTTCTTCAGGAATCTCTACTATATATTTAGATTTAGCAGAGCCAGTGACGAGATCTTCTTTTATGGCGCCTGGCTTGTAGTAGAAGCTATACTGATGTCCGGCGTTTCTTTCCTGCCTAGAACCAAGCCCTGTGCCTATATGCTTTGGATCTATATTTTTTAGACCTGTCTTCTGAGAATAATGCTCTAGTCTTTGTCTCTTATTTTCAACCTTAGTCATAAATTGGCGTAGCCGTTCCGACTTAGACATCTCTTCTGACTTAGAGCAGCGCCATCGTTTTCTTGCTAAGCAAGCTCTTTTTTCCGGAGTTTTTCGACAATCGATATTGTGCATTTCAATTTGGCCCTTGTTTCTAGCACAAAAAGATTTTTTTCTTGGACCGCCTTCTGGTTGTGGTCTTTTCAAATTTGAGCCCGTTTCTCTGTTGTATGATTTTCTGCCAGCCTCAGTGAGGCCACCCTTTTTAGATTTATGTTTAGATTTTAAATTAAAAGAATCACCCATTTTTAAACCTCCCAATCCAAGCCTTATAAATGTCTCCCATTCCTTGCTTGATAGATTCAAAATGTTGGTCCATAGGATGTTCACTAACTTCGGTTTCTGCTATCATTTCTCCGTCTTCTGCATCATAGATACAGACGTGAGAGCCATCTTCATGATGGCAAATTTCCAATACCAAAGGTCCTACGTGGATATGGTCGACATCGCATTCGCTATGATCGTCTTCGTTATCGGAATACATATCATAGGATGACTGTTTAGGAAAGCTAGTTGTGTTATCATAGCTAGTCCCTCTAGAATAGTCTGAGTACATATCTTTATTCTTTTTCACACGAACCCTTCGAGTATGGTTTTTTTCCAGGAACTGGCCTGTATCCATCCCAGCAGCGTTTGTATAAAGAGTTTTTGCTCATAATGCTTAAAAAATTTTCGCTTGCTGCAAGTTTTTTCGGGGCTGCGTTTTGCGCATATCTAGCCTGAGCACGAGCTTTTGCCTCATCGACCTGACCACGACCCCGCAGATTAATAAGAGCATCTGGGCTGGTTTCTTTAAACCATCCTTTTTCAGGATGAAACTTTAAAGTTCCTTCTCTAACCTGCTGCACACGTTCTTTTGTTTCGGGCGTTGAAAGTCTAGACTGACGATCATAAAACACTTTTTTACCCTTAGCGTCCTTGCCTTCTACAAACCGATCACCCTCATAATCAAGCGCTCGCTCCTGTTGTTTTACGGGTTTTGTTGTTCGATTGGCTGGCAAACCCAATTCTCGGCGGATTGGATTTTCAATAGACATAGGCTGAATTTCGCCTGAGGTCTTTTTTTGTTGCATATGTCCAAATTTTGATTGAGATTCGCCCCATAGTCTATCCATTTCTTCTTGAAAAATGGCCGGACTCATTCCCTCTGGCGCCAAGTATACGTGTGCCATTTCATGGACAGCAGCGTCTGGTGACGGCTGGGTTTCAAGTCTTCCAGATCTCCAGTCGGGTTTTGGATCAGTTCTTTTGATACCTTTCTTTTTGTACTGAGCTAATAGCTTTTTCTCTTTTTCAACACCCTCAGGACTGAAAACATCGTATGCGGGCTGATTATCCTTATCCGTACGGATCTTTCCCGACTCGTCTCTTTTACCTTGAGCAACCTCCATAGGCATACCGAAACGCTTTTCGGCAAAGTTTTTTATCTGCTGCATCATTTTTTGTCGGCGCTCTGATGTCCGTGGGGCATTTGGATCTGTGCCGAATATTCTCTTTTTCTGCTCTCTGACATTTTTAGACTTATCTAGCTGCATCATCTTTTCAAGACTCTCTTCAGCTCTGGCAAGCTGTCTTGCTGTCATATATTTAGCCATAGCGTCGGCTTCGTCTTTCGTCATTTCAGGATATCTCGAACTTATAAATTTTAAAAATTTTGGATATTCTGAACTTTTTACAATCTGAGACATAAGACTCTGCTTAGACAGAGCATCGGAGTCAACTTTATTAGAAGGCGCAGACATTCCAGAGCCTGCCGTAATGGCCTTGCTTATCCCTGGCCTAAAAAGCTTATTTGAAGGAGCCATCGTCTGCGGGCCAGACTGAATAGGGGCGCTTGGTTTCTGAGCGGTGGTACCTATATTACCCGAAAGTCCTGCAGCGGACTGCCTATCCATCATCTTATTTTTAGATCTCCAAGCAGCCATTTCCTCTTTAGATTCAAAGGGATACGGTACTTTAGCTTTTTTATTTGGAGTCGATGCTGTTGTTGTGGTCTGGGGCAGCTTGAATATTTTTGCATTTTTCTCTAACATTTCTACACCTGATTCTTCTGATTTGGCAAAATCTAATAGGCTTTCTTCTTTTCGTGAAGACGGACTTAACATCTCAGCCACCGCAACCTTGTTACAGGCGGCTGTGGTTATCGTAACCTTCCTAGCAAGAGATCTGGTAATTTCTTGGCCTTCTTTATTAAGCTTGGAACCCTCTATTGAAAAATTTATAACGTTCATCCCTGGGCGACCATTCTTTTTCGCAAGGGTGTCGTATTTTAACATGGCAGCTATTTCCTGAGCACCCTTATGTCCAACTCCGTCAAAAAGCTCGCCCATAACATAGACATAGGGAGCCTGAGACTTTTTCCAAAAATAAAGCTCTTCTGCTGTCTCACAATCTTTTTCGTCAAATATTTTCTTGGCTTTTAGCACCTTTCCAACTATTTGAAATGATTGATCATTTTTGTGTTCCCAGTTAAAAACCCCGTCCTTAGGAAGGGAGCTTATATCCAAACCTTTTATAGAAATTCTTTCTCCTGAGCTGTCTAAGTGTTCAGAAGCTGCGATGCCGTGTATCAAAGTGCCAAGGGGCTTAAAATTATCCATCAAAATCTCCGCATAGTTTTCAATATAAAGATTACCGCACAGCCTAGTTTTATCTGAATAAATGACACCTTACAGTAATTTTGAACAAATTACAAGACAACTAATTGAAATCATTATGCTTTTTTTTCAAGAGACAAGCTTTTATATATAACCAACGGGAATCCTTGGCATTTTGCTAAATCCCATTAACCAAACAGAAGGAGCTAAAAGATGGCAATCAAATCACTTGCTAAAGCCGACGCTCTCATCCGTGATCTAAAAGACATGCTAGAAAAGCGTACAAAAAACGCTGATGCCGGTCGTGTAGACACTGTACGAGAAGCTAGGGACTCTGAAGGTTCACCACTACTTGTGTTGTCGGACGCCGCCAACGAAGCAGCAGGTCAACCTGTGATTCTAATCCGCATCAAACAAATCGATGCAGTTTCAAAAGACGTTTTCGGAAACGACTTGAAAGCTTACGCACCCCATACGTGCGAACTTGCTTATGAGTTAGACGGAACTGAAGCTGAACCTTCTCGACTTGACATCATCATGGTCATGTTTGAGTTGGCAAAACTTGGAGTAAAAATTCAAGTTAAGCAAATCGCAGACGGTACAGCAGTTACTGCAGCTAATGCTGATGCTACAGCCGTAGCCGAGGAACTTGACTGGATTCACTGGCCTACTAAGGGCGTTTAATTAACCTTTAGGAGGCTGAGATGAATAAGACCTTTACAAAAGAAGAATTCCAAGAAATGGTCGCCCAGCTTGAGTCTGAGTTTCATTCAATCATGAAATCAGAGCAAGAAGAGTCTGCTCAGCGCTTGGCTAAATCTGAAGATGAAGCCAAGGAAGAGGATAAGAAAGAGGAAAAAGAAGAGCCGAAAGATGAAGCCAAGGAAGAATCTAAGGAAGAATCTAAGGAAGAGGACAAAAAAGAAGATGAATCGCACGGATACGATGAAGAAGATTTGGAAGAAATGCACAAAATGTATTCTGCCATGTCGAAAGCTGAGCGCGAAGCTCATAAAGCTGCTATCGAAAAGTGCGGCGAGATGTCTCAAATGGCTAAATCAGAAGAAAAATCTGTTGAAGTCGAAAAAGAAGAGGTTGAAGTTAAGACTGAGACTAATTCTGAAGACACTACCCTTCTTAAGTCTGAGATCGAAACAATCAAAAAGGAAAACGAAGAACTCAAGAAAAATATTGAGGGACTTGTAGCCGCTATGAATGTTTACGTCGCAAAAAAGGCTCCAGCTCGTAAAGCTATTACTGAAATCGAATTTGTAAAAAAATCCGAAGAAGGTAATTCTGAAGAGAAGCCCCTTTCTAAATCTGAGATCGATAAGATCTTAGCTAAAAAAGTAGTAGACCCTTCGCTATCTCGTACTGATCGAGAAGCGATCAATTCATTTTATTTAACCAATGCCGGTGTTGAAAAAATCAAGCACCTGCTAAAGCAGTAAACAATAAGGAGCAAAAAAAATATGCTTACAGAAAATCTGCAATCCCTAATGAAGGCGTTGGAGGCAGGCAGCCAAAATGCAGCTCCTAGTACGCTTGTACAAGGTGCAGCATTACAGGTTGAGGACCTCTCAAACGTGATGCAAAATGTTACTTTCAGCGATCAGCACATCAAAATGCAAAAGTCGTTGTCAGTAAAAGATGCTAAATCTCAGTTGGTACAGTTCAATCGCCAACTTGACTACGGTATCTTTGGTGGTTCCGCCCAGTTCGAAGGTGGAATCGGTGAAGAGGACACTAGTTCGTTTGTACGAGCGGTGGTTCCGATGTCATACTACAGCACAACTCGTCGTGTAACCGTTGCTGCCAACATGATTGGCGCATTTGACGGTGTCAAGGCTGAGGATCGCGCTGCTGACGATGCTACCAAGAAATTGGCTGGCGACGTCGAGTTCGACATCTTCCACGGTCAAGCACATTTTTCAAACGCTGGTGCGTTTGATGGTAACGCTTTGGTTGTTGCGCAAATTCCAAACATGATCGGTATCGATCAACAGATCCGTCAATCAGACGAGCAAGCTAACACTCAAGATTTAATGTTTGCTGAGTTCGGTTCTGATCAGTCCGTAGTTCTTGCGGCTAACGGTTCTTTGACTCAATCAATCATCGAGGACGCTGCTGTTCGTTCAGCTATGAACATGGGTGCCGCTGACAGTCTACACCTAGACCCAATCAGCCTAAGTGCCTACAACAAGATCGCCTACGCAAAAGAGCGTATCGTTCTTGCTGGTTCAGCGCAAGAAGCTTCTGGTGCCAACCTACGTCGTCAGTGGACATCTGCTGGTGAGATCGCTCTAGAGCCAAGCCGTTTCCTTTCTGGGAAAACTCGCGCTGCTCGTAGCCGTCCTGGTAGCCCCGCTGCTCCTGCTGCTCCTGCTCAAGCCGCTTTGGTAGGCGCTGGCTCTCTTTTAGAGGCTGGTACCTATCAATACCGCGTTACTGCAGTCAGCATGCGTGGTGAGTCTGTACAGTCTGCTGCTACAGCCTCTACAGTAGCTTCTGATGGCGATGGCGTTCAGTTGACAATCACTCCTGTATCTGGCGCTCAGTACTACAACGTATACCGCTCTGCTAAAGACGGTAGCGCTGCTGATGTTAAGTTCATCGGTCGTGTACGTCAGGGTGCTGGCAACGCAGTGTTTATCGATCTTGGAAACAAATCTCCTGGATTCGTAAACGCCTACTTGCTACAGAAAGACACTATGGCTCTACATCAGCTTGCTCCATACAGCAAATTGAAGTTGGCTATCAGCGACCTTTCTCTTCCCGAGGCGCACTTTCGGTTTTTATGTTTAGCGATGTACCAACCTCGCAAAAACGTAGTTATCGACAACATCACTGGTCAACAGTAATCTCAAAATATTCTAATTATTTTAAATAGTTAGATTAAAAACCCCAGGTAGAAATATCTGGGGTTTTTTTATACCTTAAAAGAGCAAATATCTATTGTATTTTACAAAAATACAGGCATAATAAAGTCAAGGAGTGCAATTATGCCAAATCACAATCGTATTACTGGAGAACTAGAGCACAAGGTTAGAGCGCTATGCGAAAAAGGATACAATGCTACTTATATAAGCAAGCAGTTGAAAGGCGAGGTCTCTAGGGAAACCATCAAAAAATGGGCGTTGAAACATAACTATACGTTGAACAAAAAAATATCCTCCAAGACCATAGACATAAGACCTTATGTAGTTGATTGCTTAAAACAGGGGATGAATAGAAAACAAGTTCAAAAAAAATTCAAAATTAGCTTCGACATCGTCCGAAATATCTGTCTAGAAGAGGGCATCCTAATCAGAAATCGTTCCGCTGCAGCACTGGACAAGATCTTATCTAACGAAGAAGCAAGCTCTAAGCTTCCGGAAGGTAACGGTAAAGTTATAGGCTATAGTAAAGAAAGTAAAAAATACATAGTAAAAACCGACGATGGGTTTATATACTACAAATCTTCTGGTAAATTATTTCAAGGTGATCCAAGAAACAAGAGCGGTAAAAAAATTACCCTGGAGGACGTAAAAGCTCAACTCGATAAAATCGGATACGATTACTGCGATTCCTGGACGATTAAAAGAGAGCCACTTAGGGCAATTTGTAGAAATTGCAAAAATATCAGACAAAACAAGCTAGCAAATTTCTTTTGGCAGCAGTGCCCCACATGCTCAAACAACGGCTCGTCAAAGACAGAACTGGAGATCCTTTCATGGCTTAAGGGCTTTTATCCAAATGTTTCTAAATTTTATTTTCCAGAAAACAAGACCAGACCAAAAGAAATCGATATATACATTCCAGAGCTTAAGCTTGGTATAGAGTATTGTGGACTTTATTGGCATTCGGAGGAGCTGGAACAAGATAAGGCGCCTGAAAACAAACATTACCAAAAAATGCTTGCAGCTAACAAACTTGGAATAAGGCTAATAACCATTTTTGAAAACGAATGGAAAGAAAAAGAATCTCAAATCAAGGGCTTTCTGCTTTCAGCTATAGGTAAAAACTCAGAGAAGGTATACGCAAGAGACTGTACTGTTTCTGAGATCCGAATAAAAGAATCTGAAGAGTTTTTTGATAAGTACCACATACAGGGTGCTCCTTCGAATTCTTACGTAGTTTTTGGAATATTTTACAAAGGTGAGCTTGTGGGCGCTATGGATGGCGGTGGACACCCTAGAAAGCCAACTAAGGACAGGGATACTCTATATCTCAATAGGTTGTGCTTTAAAAGCGATCTTACTGTGACCGGTGGGTCGTCAAGGCTTTTTTCTGCGTTAAAAAAATATGCTAGAAAAAATGGATACAAAAGGGTCATCTCCTGGTCGGACAACAGGTGGTCAGAGGGAGCTGTGTATACTAAATTAGGGTTTAGGTTCGATTCTCAAAAGCTGAAGGGAAGGGGTCTTATGGACGGTTCTATTTGGCCTGATTTCCATTACGTTTTAAACGGTAGGCTTTATCCTAGATCTCTTCCTGCCAACCTAGGGGTGATCAATAAGGAAGACCTACCAAAGATATACGATTGCGGCAAGAAACGATGGGTTTTCGACCTATAGAGCCCTAATCTTAACTATGTAGCAGTTTGCTACCTTTCCCTGGATGGCTAGGGAACGGAAGGTTAGGTATGTTTATAGAGAAAAAACGCAAAGGCGTCTCTCCACGCCCACTTACGTCTGATGGAACCACAAATGGTGTCATCACTCTTGCCGACACCTCTGACCTATTTGTCAAACAAATCATCTTCCTAGTCTCAAACACCCAACAACCCAGAGAACTTGAGATAAAGCGGTTCATAAATCGCACCACGTTCAAGGTGGGGCCTAAGGGTTCCAACATACAGTCCTATTCAGACGTTTCAGACTTCTTAGTTTCTGATGGCGCCATACTTTCAGCTCCCGAACAGGATAGGCCTGCGATCACCGAAAAAGAGCACGAAAGGGCAGTGTACGCAGAAGAGCCCATCGTAGCTAAGCGTTCTGTCCTTGTAGATGATTTTGGCGATTATTACAATACTGACAATAGGCTCCCTGTAGATATAGGAACCAACATATCACTAGAAGGTGATCTGGCGGTGAACCTAGATGCGGTTGAAAACACGGTCAACCCAGACAACGTGTTCATGGTGGGGTCCGAGAATGGTACCAAAAACGGAGTAAGGCACGTTGCCAGAGTCGATTCCGAACTCGACCTTAGGGTTGGCATAAGCGATGGAAACAATAAGGCCACAGTAAACGGAAGTGGAGAACTTCTTGTCACAGACTCTGCGGTAGCTTTAACACTTTCTTCTATAGCTACGCTTCTAACAAGTATCGATGCTGGCATCCCTGTGAGTTTAGGCCAAACAACAATGGCAAACTCCATGCCTGTTACTATAGCTTCTGATCAAACCGCAATCCCGGTAACTGGACCGCTTACAGATGCGGAGCTAAGGGCATCTCCCATAGAAGTAACGGGTGATTTATCTGTCGTTTTGACAGATGAGCCTATAAAAATATCAGGAACAGAGAATGGGCAACCTAACGGACCCGAGTTTCCTTTTGTAAATAATTTAGTTCAACAAATTTTGAAAGCAAAAGATAGGACTGGGACGATTTCATACGCTGACTTTGGAACAAAAAATCAGCGAATCACGAGCCTAACATACACAGCGCCTAGTATTGGCGTAGGCCCTGGGTTTACAGCGGTTAAAACTTTTACATACACACTAGTCGGGAACAGATATCGAAGAGATACACCCGGCGATTGGTCTTTAGTTTAAAAAGGAGAATTTATGAAACTTTACAAAGCAGATCTTTTAAATGACGTAGTTAGTGTTTACGACCAAACAAAGACTACGATACAGGGTCGAGTATTTCAAAAAACAATAAACGGAACTCCGGTTTTGGGTCCTCCCGTATCAAAATTTATAGATGTCCAAACCGATGCTGCTGAAAACCCTTCTCAGATTTATTGCACAGAAAACGGAAGGTTGTTTTCTACTGGAGCAATCGTAAATGGTGGAACTTACGACACTTTGCCATTAATTCTTCATTCGTTTGATTTTAATACAGGAACGTATAACTATATAGGTAAGATAATTATTCAACTTCCTAACGTTGCCGCCCAGGTTCACACCATTAGATCTATCAAAGCTATAGATACCGGAAATACTGGTTGGAAAATTTTCATAACGACCACATCTACCGTTGCGATATCTGGTGGTACGTTTTTGGTAAATAATATTGATCTAGCGGATTTTGTTCAGGTAGGATTTCCAACAATCCCTATGGCAACTTCTTCAAATGCTAAAGCTGTATACCTACTACAAGATCCAGCCAATATTGGAGTAAACCAACTTCAAATTGCGTCAGTAGGTTCAGTATTAAGCCAATCCACCAATAGGCTTTATGTTCATAACGGTACGGCGACAACACACCAATATTATGTATATAGTACGAACACTGCACCAACTTACACCTCTAGCTCAGTTACGGTGTCAGTTGGATCTCCAGGAGTTGTTTCTCATGCTGGACATACGTTTCTTAATAACGCCCCCTTGGTTTTTTCAGCAGGAACTCTGCCTACCGGACTTACTGTAGGAACTATCTATTTTGCAAGAAACGTAGTTGCTGGAGTTAGCTACGAACTGTCAGCAACATCTGGCGGAGCTTCAATTAATACTACGGGATCACCTTCTGTTGGCGCTGTGATTGGTAGGGCCTGGGGAACTACAGGATCTAACTGGGTTCACAAAACAGGAAACCTTCCTGCTTTATCTGGAACACTTCTATCTAACGATTCAGAAGATTTAGCTATTCCAACTAACGCTCCTGTAAATGGCGGAACGCTAAATGGTAACGAATGTGCGTTTTTCGCATCTACAAACAGTCTTTATTTAGGTTTATTGTCAGAGTTAACTTCCGGAGCTACATCCTGGCCTTCATTAACTACGTCTAATATTTTAGGAACATCAAATCAAATCACCGCACCTACAGCAACTTTTGCATCGTGGTCTTCTGTATTAGATGCTGCCACATACAGTACGAACGTATCGAAGTTTATTACAAAACAGGTACAAAATAACGTGATTATATCGAATACGGGAGAACTTAATAACCAATACTACGAAGGCTTCAATCCTCCTACAGTAAATTTGGGATTAGTAACAGTTACTGGTATGGATAATGCTAATGGTTGGCTTTTTGTATCTGGTGGAACTGCAGGACAAAGAGGAATTATTGCAGTCGATTTTAGGTCCGATACAGAATACAACTATTCGTATATTGTTACAAAAGTGTTCAGCAATCCATTTACCGCACTAACAGCAATTTCTTCTTATGAGGAGCTATGGGATCTCACTGGTAACGTGCGGGTTCAATATCGAACTTCTGGTTTTGCATCTATCTCAGGCGGCTGGACTGATCTAACTAGCTATTCTGAACTTAATGTTGCGATTACATCTCAAATTCAATTTAAAATAAGTTTTAGGATGCAATCTGAGGGTAGCTCATCTCCTGCTCAAATCAAAGAATTGTTGTACGGAATTATGAATGATTCTGAAATTTCAGATAATTGGGAATTTTCTCAAGCCAACTCTAGCGGCAATGTTCCAACAAGATCAGCATTTAGGCTTAAAAAGGTTTATTCTTCTGCAGTACCTCAATTGTTTTTTAGGGCAAGAGATTTATCAAATGCTTTATTGATTACAAACAACACGGTAGCAAATGCTGCAAATTTTGAATATTCAACTGACAATGGTGTTACCTGGTTACCTTTGGGAACAATTCCAAACGTAGTAGGGACTTTACTTCGATATAGCTTTACAACTCCTCCTGGCGTAGATGTTAGGCCATCCATTAGAGAGAGCTAGTTATGGCTATTGATTTTTTAGTAAACAATAATTTTTATCAACCAACAAGCGAAGCGTGTATCGTAGATCTCACTCCTCCTACTTTTTCTGGGATCAACTTCCTAGATGTAGAATCTAGAGGGCAGATTAGGGCAGGATGGTCCGCAGCAAGTGACAGCACTCCTCCTATTCGGTACGAAGTTTACATTCAGGCCACAACACCGACCGGTTTGTTTAGCTTGAGCAATATCATAGCCTCGACTCCCAACCTACAATATGACATATTTACCCTTCCAGATGGATCATTTCTTCAAAACGGGGTCACATATTTTGTAGGAGTTAGGGCTGTAGATGGAGTGGGAAACAGGGACAACAATACTGCAAGCCAAAGCGTCATTTCAACAGGCGTTCTTACCTCTATTGACACCTACGAAGTGGATGGTACTTTTGCTGTAGATGGAAATAACAATTTTACACTTAAAGTCTGGGGAAATAAAAACGGAAGTTTGGCCATATCTCCAAGTGCAGTCTTAGGAGCAGCTAGCTACCAAGTTTATGACGGTGATGGGAACGCAGTTATCGGAATGAGCGGATCTGACCCTTCTCCTAATTCAGAGGGTTTATATGTTTTTTCTCCAGTACCGAATCTGCTAGATAGACTTAACAATAGCTACAGTGTGAGAATTTCAATCAGTATAGATGGTGAAGATAGGGTTAACTTCATACCAATACCATCTTTTGAAAAACACTACATGATTGATGGCGTGGCTGATATTAATGACTCTGGACAGATACTAGGTTCTTTTTGGGTTAGTAGGAATGGTTTGATAGTAACCACAGGCCTAGGTACAGGCTCATATCAGCTATATGATTCTGAGGGAAATCTGATACCAGTCTCTGAGACAGGAATAATTCCAGACGCTAATGGATTCTTTGTAATATCTCCAGTAACCTTTCCTGGCCCACTGGACACGAGCAAGGGATTCGTGGCTAAGGTTACGCTGACGGTTGACGGAGTAACCCATACGCAAAATCTAGTGTTAGGAAATGATCCAGAAGTTTACGACAATAAGGCAGTATTTTCTATCAATGCTTTAAATCAGCTAAGAGCTACTTTTTGGACCACAAAAAACAACCAACAGTTGTCTGGCGCCACCTTAGGAACTGCTAGCTACCAAATTTACGACGCTAGCGGGGCGCCTGTTGCAGGTTTGACTGAATCGGGTATTGCTGCCGATTCTAATGGATATTATCACATAACACCGGTACTCGCTACGCTGATCACAGATCTAACACACTACACGGCTAAGATCACGATAGTTGTGGCTGGACAAGATAGGGTATCAACCAGAGCGTTTACGTTGTTGGGGACTTAATGGCAATATCGAGAAAGCTCATAGCTCATGACGATACTCAGACGGCTCAGTGGTTGAAAACCGACCACTCAAGCCGGTATATAGAAAATCACAATGAGGAGTGGCAATTCTTGTTTGGGCCAGATAGTGCTCTAAATAACGCAACACAGATCGTGAAGCTTGCGGCTAAATTTGATGAGAATAGTTTTGATAACATCCAGATAGCAGCATATCTTTACGATGCAAAAAACAATGCAATATCTAACGCCGCTAGCTGCCAGTTCGATATATTTGTAGTTTCGGCCCCTGATTGGACAGAAAACTTCCTAGTAAGTCTTAGTGGTTCGCAGCTTCCTAACTCCTACTACTATGCCAACCCTACCCTATCCGGGATAGGAAGTCTAGATTTTTTTGGTGGAGACACCCTGATGATTCAGGCGACCATGGTAAGGCTTGGCATCACATATAGAGAAAGAATCTACGTAAATCATCTGGGTATTTTTGACAACATTACAAGACTTAGGGGTGATGTTGAGTTTTTAGAAGTGACTAAAAAGGACGAGTAAGATGAGAAAGTATGCCATAATTTACAATGATGTGGTTGCTGCGATTGAACAGATTAAAGACGAAGATGTAGCCAATCGAGCAAAAGAAGTGCAGATGCTTATTGATGTTGAAGATATGGTTCCTGCCCCGTCAGTTGGTTGGGTGCTTAACGGAAATAAATTGGAGATTCCGCAAAATCTTGGTCATCGCGAGATTTTTGAGATCGATCTAAACCGTAGAAAGTCTAAGTTTGGATTGGAGCTTGCTCAGAATGCGGTAGACAGAATGGGGGCTAGAAATAAGATTTTAAACAAAACCGGATCACAGGTATCAGCACTACTTAATTCTCTTCTTGTCGTAAAGTCTCTGATGGAGACAGGAGCATTGGGGACAGCTAGGGGCATGTGCTCTCAGCTAAAAGCTCCATATTCTGAGTATGCTGACATATTCGATTTTGTTATAGAGCAGATAAACTGGTTTGAAGGTAATTTTGGACTATAGGATGAATGTAAAAGTTTCAATTCTTTTTTCTAAAAACCACAAGGTCGGGTCCAAGATCATCGCACAGGGAACAAAGCATCTAGATAAAGACCTTTCTTCTAAAGGCATGGCTACAAGCCACGTAGCTATACTGGTTGACGACAGGTGGGTGCATGAATCCACGCTAGAAAGCGGTATAAGGGTTATATCCTACAATAAGTGGCTTGATATCAATCAGGAAGTCGCCAAAGTCCCATACTGCAATATTGAATACTCTGTGATAAAAAAACATTTCAAAAATCTTAAAAACAAAAAATATGACTGGTTAGGTGTAGCATACCTGGGTTTTTGGATAGGAATAAAATTACTCATTCCTTTTGTAAAAATTCCAGAAAACAACGCTATGGAATGCCCTTCTAAGTATTTCTGCTGCGAAGTCGTTGGCGAACTTATTGACAAAAATTTGGACATGAAGTCGCCCATCGAAGTGTTACGCCTAGTCCTTAGTGGCAACCATAATAGCTGACTCGTCTAAACAGCTAAGCTTTATTTGTGCCTTAGACCCCTGCGGAGCATTGTCTTTTACTTTTTTTACATATTTCCAATTAAAAGGAATTCCTGGATATTTAGAGCTTTCCTTGAAGCTACCTGCATTATAGGCTGCTACGGCCTTACAGGCGTCGTCTTGATATCTCTGGAGCTGATACTTTAGGTAGAGAGCAGCAACCTTGGCATTGTTTCTAATCTTCCTCATGTCGTCTTTTGTAAATTGTTGTATGTACTGTTTTTTGTGTACCTTGCCCATCCACCTAGCAGTTTCAAGCTTAACCTGACAAACTCCATAACTGGGAGTGCCGCCATCATTTAAGACGTCAACATTCTGTAGGTTGGTTTCTGTCATGCATACTGCAATCAGTAGGCCTGGGGGTATGCCAACCATCTTTGCCGTAGTAGTGAGAATTGAAATAATTTCACCCATAGACTAATGATAGCATCTATGGGATGGTCGGTCAACGTTTTTAAACTTAATAAAATCAAATACTTAGCGATTAATTTGACCTGCGGCCCATACTGATACAACAGTCATGATAACCCCAAGACCAAATGAAGTCCACCTGTCAGTCGCCTTAAGGCTCTCGTATGTTTGCAGCCTGTCATTTAATTTAAAAGAAGTGTCCATCCATAGCTGCGCCCTATCATCGTACCTGGTTATCATCAAATCCTTAAGCTCAAGTTTTTTCTCAAGGCCCAGGATTCTTTCTTCCATGATAGAAACACTGTTTATGGCCTTACCTGCTTCTATGTGGCAGGCCCGACTGTAGGTGAACGATCCATCTGGGTTAGATCTGATGTCTTTGGAGAAATCACAAGAAGCGTAAGCTAGTGAAGTAAAAAGAAAAAATGTGAAAGCTGTAAATATTTTAAATATCATTTTTTTCTCTTATGCCAGTTTTCATCTACGCTGTTTCTTACATCCTGTAGATGTTTTTTCAAATCATTGTCTTTGCTGGAGATTTCATCTATTTTTTTCTTATAGCCATCAATCTCATCCAATAGCTTCTTGTCCTTTGCAGAACTATCTGAAAGCAGTTTTCTGGCTGAGGATGCAAGCCAAGATCTTGCTGCAGAAGAGAAAAGGCTTATGAGGATTAGCACCACTGCTGGTACAATAAGGAGTAGCAGTAGCAAGTAATACAGGAGAGGTTTTTTGTTTTTATACTCTAAAATTTTATCTATCATGTAAAAATTACACTTTCTCTATACATTAGCATTATACATTAAACATTTAGCAGATACTATACATCAAATGATATCATAAAAAATAACAAATGTCCCAAAAAATAGCAAAAAAAGTTAACAATTGACAAAATATTTTTTTAGTGCAAATATACATGCTATGAAAGTACTTTTTCTTGGGCAAAATCCCTCCTCTGCTGCACCCAATTCGGTATTCGTAGGCACAAAATCAGGTATTTTGTTGCAAAAACTGATAGAGGATGCAAAAATTCCTATGCAGGATATATCGTTTGCTAACTGTTTGGCTACCCCATCCTCAAAACCATTGCCAAGATCAATGTTTGATAAAAAAGGTAAGGAATCAAGCTTTGCTCTGTTTCTTCTTAATTTCGACCTGGTTTATGTTTGTGGTTCCATGGCTAAGGTAGCTATTGATAGGGCTAGGAATCATCATTTTCTGGGTAGGATAGTTTTTGTCGAGATACCGCATCCTTCGCCCAGAAATAGATTTTGGAACGATAAAGATTCTTTTAATAAGGTTTCGGATATGATAAGGTTGGGATATGAAAGCGCTGTTACTAAAAAGATGGAAAAAATTTCAAAAAGGAAGCATCCACAGCATATTGTCGATAGATGAAACCTTCTACAAGGGTTCCTCCTACACATGTGTCGTGGTTAAACACTCCGGGAATGAAAATTTGGTGGACAAAATACCTCTACATTTTGTACAAATTTTACTTTCCAGCCATACTCCTGAGCATAGCTTGAAGGTGAGTAAGAGATGAAGATCAACGTAAAGAAATACAAGAAGACTCTCGATAGGTTTAAGCACAGGATGTCTCAGATCGAGGAAGGTAAAAGGGATAAAAGTGTAGCCAATATGTCATTTATCACAC